CTCTATCTATATTTAAAATATATTATACAAGGTTTTGATTTTTAAATCAACGAATATTCTGACTTTTCCGAAAAAATAAGTGTAAAACGAAACTTTCAATAATTAAAAAATAGAAAAAGATTCGCAACTAAAATTTAATTGTAGAATATATAGAAATTATTTTATAATATAAGTTGATTTTAAAATGATGATAGTATATTATTTGAGTATCACCAAAACTGCAAGGAGGTTACAACTATGATACAACCGTATATTATTAAAAAAGGTGATATGACATTACAACCGTGCCATTTGCCTGTTGGCCAATATGAAGGAACACGAGTACTAAGATATAAAGAAGAGGAAAGTATGATAAAAGAACGCACCCACAAAATCATTGATCGTTCTTGTAGATTTTATGGTAGTAGCTATGTTTTTAAAAAAGAGGACACAATTCGTATTACAGGCATTAGTAGCAAGCCCCCAATTTTATTTACTCCATTATTTCCCACTTATTTTTTCCCGACACATTCTGATAGAAAAACACAAAATACATGGATCAATATCCATTATGTTCAAAGTATTAGATCACTAAAAGATAAAAAATGTAGAGTGAACTTTGTCGATAATCAATATATCGTTGTGAATATCTCAGCTCATAGCATGCAACATCAATATTTAAATGGCATTTATTATTATTATATGATGGATAGAGCAGCAAGAGTTGCCACTTTTGATCCAGAGTCTCCCATAGATTACACAAAACCTCAATTAAATATATATGAAGCACTCGCTAAATATTCTTTATTTGAAAGTAAATAGTAAAGTTTATTAAAAATATTAATGTAAAAGTAGAATATGCGGAATATTATATTAATTTAGTGTAAATGTTCTGCATATTTTTTTGTGATATGACTTGAAAATTTGTTATTAATTGATATAATAATATTTGTGCTTGATTAGAGATACTATTTATCCACAGTAGCTCAGTGGTAGAGCTATCGGCTGTTAACCGATCGGTCGTAGGTTCGAGTCCTACCTGTGGAGCCATTGGAAACGTACTCAAGTTGGCTGAAGAGGCGCCCCTGCTAAGGGTGTAGGTCGCGAGAGCGGCGCGAGGGTTCGAATCCCTCCGTTTCCGTATACAAACCTTGATATGACAGGGTTTCAAGAGAGTAAGTGTCAAATATGTGTCAAGAGAATAATTCTCTGACACGTTGACCTTGCTCTTTTTTATGTTCTTCTAATAAGTGAGAATATGTGTCTAATGTTTGTGAAATCGTAGCATGTCCTAAACGTTTACTAATATATTCGATTGGTATACCTTTAGAAAGCAAGTAAGAAGTGTGAGTATGTCTTAATGAATAAGGTGTTACATTATCATCATCTAATCCCACTTTACCTTTAGCATGTTTAAATGCTTTGTTCACTGCTGTATGACTTACAGAAAATAATTTACCGTCAAATCTTATAGGTAATTTAGATAATTTAGATTTAATTATCATAATGTCTTTGTTGCTAACTTCCACATCTCTTTTTGAATTTTTTGTCTTTGTTCCTGGTAAATGAATTACACCGCTTGCTTTATTTAAATCTTCGGTTGTCATATTAATAGCGTCACTATATCTAGCACCAGTTATAGATAATAAATATAAGAAAATATAACTTTGTTCATCTCTTGATTTGAAATATTTCATTAATGCTAAATAATGCTTAATACTAATATATTTAAAATGTTCTTCTTTAGCTTTTACAGTTCCTTTAATCATAATATTAAATGTAGGGTCTTTTTTTATATATCCATCATATACTGCTTCTCTCAAACATGGACCAATACAACTATTTACTTTCCTTACTGTTTCGTCTGAATGGCCCTTGCCATAATTATTTAAAAACTTTTGATATTCACTTCTATTAATATTTTTCAACAACATTTGTTCACCAAAATAATTTTCAAACAGAGTGAGGGAACGTTCGTACCAATAAAATTGACCTTGTGATAGATCTTTTTTGTTTTTAATCTCTAACCAATCATTATAGTAGTCCGCAAATTTTTTATTATCTTCTATTTTATTTCCATCTTCTAAATCTCTAATAAGTTGTTGTGCTGCTAATGTAGCTTCTGCTTTCGTTTTAAAACCTGATTTACGTTTCTTACCCGACTTAAAACTTGGGTCTTTCACATCGTATTGCCATGTAGTAGACGTTTTATTTTTACGTTTTGTTACTGTAAATGTAGCCATATTTCTCATTCCTCCTAAAAAAGATAAAAAATATATAGGGCAGTGGTGACTGCCCGTTAATCATTCATTCTGTTAATTAAAAGTAAAGCTAAATTACCTGTAGCTCTACAATCATTTAGTGCATTATGTGATAAGCCATCATCTAAATCGAAATAGTTTTTAAGTGTTTCTAACTTATGATTAGGTGTTTCTTTGATTAACCTTCTGGAGTGAGTCAATGTATCAAAAACTCTAAACTTTTTATGATCAATATCGAAGTCATGTAAATTCTTCAATAGATATTTTAAGTCAAACGGTGCATTATGAGCGACAATAGTTTTTCCTTCAAGTAAATTTTTAAGTTTTTCCAAGTGTTTTTTAGATATTTTTGGTTTATCTTCTAAAAAATCATTGGTGATTCCCGTTTTTCTCATTACAGTTTTACCCACTGGTTTATTCGGTTTGAAGTATTTTGAATATTCATCAACAACTTTACCATCTTGGTACTCAACTACTCCAAATTGAATAATTTCGTTTTCTTTATAATCTAGTCCAGTGGTTTCAAAATCTAAAACAACAAAATCCGGTGATAATTTTTTCGCTTTTGTATATGATAAATCTAATTCTTTGTTCTCAACTTTTGTGCCATAATTTTCGAAAACTAAATCGTCATCGTTATTTGATATGTCCTCATCAAGTAATCTGTTGTTTTCTTTTTCTTCTAGTTTTTGTATATAATCTTCTTTTAAATTTAGCTTCATTTTCAGCATCTCGTTTTGCTTTTCTAACTCTTTGTAATCATCTTCATTTTCATTGTCTGGACTTTCGATACATTCATCCAAACCTTCTTTATCTTCATTTTGTTGTTCCACATTTTCATTACTAGTAATTTCTTTAGTTGTATTTTTACTGTTTTGACTAAACTTATTAATTTTTGTAATACTGAAAATCATTAAGCAAATGAACATAATTAATATTATAACATCGAAAACATCACCACCATCAATGATTATACCGACCCCTCCAATCGACATAATTATTGAAAATATTAACAGAAAGATATATAACCCTTTTTTCATTACACTTACCACTCCTTATAATAAATTTAATATATATTAAACAATCTACATTTGCATACACGTATACAACGTGTGAGTGCAGATTGGTTATTCCCAATTGTGATGCTCAAATACTTGTAAAGGCTCAAACTTGATTACATATCCGTTGTGATAGGTGGACAGGCCATATTTCATTTTGTAATGCTCGATAGCGTCTAACACATAACTTTTTGATACTTCAAAAAATTGAGAGATTTCATATAAATTATGGCAATCATTTTTAAAGGCATCAACAATCCCTTGTAGAGTTATAATTTGCTCCATAGCATAACGTCTTGCATATCCTTCAAATTTTCTATTATTAAACTTTGATTGGTCAGTTATATCCCCGTATGTAAGTTTATGATGTGCAATTTCTTCAGCTAGCGTCTCTAACTTAACTGCTTCGGATCTATTACTGTTAATATAAATTTGGTTATTAAAACATATACCTGATTGAAAACTAGGTAGCATATCAGTTTCTATGATTGTTAAATGGTTATATTTACTAATCAATGTTTCGTATTTCCCCATATAAAACACCCTTTATTTACGTTTACTTTTCAAATAGTTTATGAAATCTTCAACCTCTTTCATCTCATCTTTGGTTAAATCTTCTTTGTCAAAATGTGCTGCAATTGTATCTTGGCCCTTTGCTAGTTTTGGTTTAGATAAATCTTCTTCCATTAATTCATTAATACTCACATTAAATATCGCTGCAATTTCTGTAATTGTTTTTAATTTAGGAGTGTATTTTCCTTTTTCCCACTCACTTATACTAGATGCGCTCTTTTTACCAAGTTTATGTGCAAGGTCAATTTGTTCCATATCGTGTTTGTTTCTTAAGTATTTTAAGTTTTGGCTAAACATTTTCATTACCTCCTAAATAGTATCTACCTATATTATACACAAAAATCGGAAATACACAACAGATAATCCGAAATAATAATTCAGAAAAAATGAAATAAAAGTGTTGACTTCGGAAATACCGAAATGTTATAGTTTAATTAACTTCTTAGAGAGGAGGCAAAACATGACTACGGAAGAGAAAGAAAAAATGGTTTTAACAATATCACAATGGCGTGCTTTAAAAAACATGAACAAGCGCCAACTATCGGAGAAATCTGGTGTCACTGAAAAAACTATCTACAATTATGAAATGAGTCAAAAGCATATTCAAAACGCTAATTATAAAACACTTCACAAATTAGCTAATGCACTCAATATAAAAGTAGATAATATTTTTTTGGGTGATGATTCGGAAAAACCGAAATTTTAAAAAGGAGGTACAACATGTTAATTAATATAGGAAAAGTAACAGTTGGTAAACGTATTAGAAAAGATTACGGAGATATAACTTCTCTGGCAGATGATATTGAAGATCGTGGGTTAATTAATCCACCAGTTGTTACACCGGATTTTGAATTAATAGCTGGCGAAAGAAGATTAAGAGCTTTGAAGAAATTAGATTACAAGCAAATCGAAGTAAGAGTGATGTCTGTAGAAGATTATGAACATCAATTAAAAATTGAAATCAGCGAGAACGAGGAACGCAAAGAATTTACGTATTCAGAACGTATGGATTACGCGAAACAGTTAGAAAGAATTGAAGCTAAGAAAGCTAAAGAGAGAAAAAAAAGAAAAAGTTTTGACCCGGACCGTGGACCGGAACAAAAAGGAGAAACAAGAGACATTGTTGGTAAAGCTTCTGGATTCGGAAGTGGCCGCACATACGCCAGAGCTAAATACGTATATGAAAATGCAGATGATGAAACCATCAAAGAAGTTGACGAAGGTAAAAAGAGTATTCGTAAAGCTCATGATGATTTACGTGAACAAAAGAAACAAAAAGAGGTGCCAGATATGAATGCGCCAGAAAATTTAGTCGAATCACCAATTAAAGAAAAACGAACACCAGTAAAACGTGATAGACGAGAAGAAATAAACGCTAGAGCAGAAGCCGTTACACCTGAAGAAAAAAACATAATGATTTCAGAAACTAATGCGATGAACATTATAAACATATCCGATAATTTACTGCATCTTATAGAAGATATTGAAAATTTAGAATTAACACTTCAGTTTTTAAAGACTCAAAACAAAGAAGATTTAGAAAAAGTGATCAAAATGTCAAAAGCGATAAACACAATTATAGAAAAAGGAGATTTGCAAAATGTATAACCAAAAAATTAACATTTCTTATTTAAAAACAGATATGAGTTACCAATCACCAGTAAGAGAAACTCAGGTAAAGAAAATAATTAATAATTTTGACCCTAAAAGACTTGGATCGATAACAGTTAATAGAAGGCAAGATATGAACTTATACATTATCGATGGTCAACATAGGGTGGAAGCATTAAAAGAACTGAACATTCCATTAATTGATGCAACAATCCACGAGAATTTGACAGTGGAAGAAGAGGCAGAGATGTATTACGGAATTAATGATCGTCCTGCTAAATCACCAAATTCAAAAGGGAAATCATCATTAAAATTTGGTGATGTTGCTGCCATTGAAATTGAAGAAGCAGTTACAAATATTGGAATGAAAATAGATTATGACAAAAACGTTAATTCTGATGGATATATCATGGCTTATGCAGCATTACAAAACATTCACAAAAGATATGGAAAGGATATGTTAGAAATTGTTTTACAAGTTATTAATTCAGCATACGGCAAAGATAAACGTAATTATCAGTCATTCATGATGAAAGGATTTGCAGATTTTATTTCAAAATTTGGATCATCAATCGATTTAAATCATTTGATAAACCGACTGCAAGATGTAGGATTTGAAGGTTTTATGCAAGAAGTCAATAAAAATAAAGTGAGTTTTTCAACAAAAAAAGAATCCCTACCATTCACGTTAGTAGAGATTTATAACAAAAGAAAGCATCACAAAAACAAACTAGATAAACGTTTGCTATTTCTTTAAATTATACCACACGAGGTGGTTTGTCGCCACCTCTCAATTAAGGAGGCTACCAAATGAACGCAATATTAAAACTCGAGAACGAACTTATAGAAACCAAATTAAATGAAGGTAAAAATGGATTGACCTTCTTATTAGAACATGCAGACCCTGATGACTATGACAAGTACGATTTCCTTATAAAAAGTGCAGGTGTCGATTTCCAAATGGACGATACGGGCCAACTAGACACATTCATAAGAGATTCTTTCCATATGGACCCTGATGAATTTTATGACAAATATGAAGTTAATTTTTGGATTTCTCGTGCAGCGAACTTAGCCATGTTGTCTGAATCTATAAGAAATGATGGCGATGCCGAAAGGTCTCACATAATCGAATTATATGCCGAAGCATTTTTATAGATCGTCACAAATCAAGCAGTAGTCGGAAACGAAAGGACTGATAAATATGGACTTCATAGGATTTGCAGATGCAAAGGATTTTGTAAAAGCAAGCGGAATTTCTAGGGATGATTTAGAAACTAAAGTATACCCTGACAAAGGATTTCAAGAAGCGTGTATGTACCGTTTTGGTAAAGGTAACAAACGATATATCAAAGTCAGACGAGGAATTGAGTATATAGAACAAAACATAATGATTAAAGAAACTAATTTATAAGGAGGTGATTACATGAGAACGCTACTAACATTTCTATCAATGCCATTCTCAACAATAGCAATAGGCTTAGCAACAAACGATTTCTACATCGGTATGTTGTTATCGGTAATGGCAGGATTCGGATTGTATTGGTTCTGGGATAAGTTTTTCGATGCAATAAAAAAGACCGCTAGCTAATGTGGGGTTAGCGAACGGTCAGTATAAGCGTTTTTTAATCATTCATAGTTTAAATATACATGGAATAGAGGTGTTTCGTCAAATGGCGAAGGATATTATAACTTATGTTATTAAAGCAAGGACAGATTTTGACGACTTATATATAAGTAATAAACCAATTGATAAAAAATCAACTATTAAATATTCAAACTATATTGGCGATGCACGTGAGTTTGATGGAACAGAAAAATCTTCAATAGACATGACCAGACATAAAGCAATAAAGAAAGTATATCCAGCATCATATTTTGTAGATACGGAGGAAGAAAATGGCTGAACAAACATTATTTAATCAACTTAATTCTAAAAATGTAAATGATCACGTTGAAAAGAAACAAGGGTTATCTTACCTAGCTTGGTCATATGCGCACCAAGAATTGATGAAGATCGACCCGAATTATGAAATGAAGATACATGAATATCCACATCCTGATGTAACAAACGAACAGTATTTCGTACCCTACTTGGCAAGTCCAGAAGGTTATAGCGTGACAGTGTCAATTACATTAAAAGGATTAACCAAAACCGAAACATTGCCAGTTTTGGACTTTAAAAACAAGTCGGTTCCATATAAGCAAGCAGACATGTTTCAAATCAATAAGACATACAAACGTGCCTTTGTAAAAGCTGCGGCATTACATGGAATAGGTTTATATCTATATCACGGTGAGGAGGCTCCAGATGCCAGCGATAACGACAGAACAGAATTAGAAGATAAGATTAATCAATTTGTTAGTATCTCGCAAGAAAAAGGCCGTGACGCAACATTAGACAAAACAATGCGATGGTTAGGAATATCGGACATTAACAAAGTATCGCAAAAAGAAATAGCACAAGCACACGCGAAACTAGATGCAGGACTAAAACAATTAGATAAGGATGATGAATAATGATAAACAGAGTAACTTTAGTAGGCAGATTAACTAAGGACCCAAACTTTATAGAAAGCCAAGTAGCAGTAGCAAATTTCACTGTAGCCGTAAATAGAACATTCAAAAACAAGAATGGTGAACAAGAAACTGACTTTATAAACGTTGTAACTTTCCGTAAACAAGCAGAGAACGTAAATAATTACTTATCTAAAGGTAGCTTAGTTGGTATTGATGGTCGCATTCAAACACGTAACTACGAAAACAAAGAGGGCCAACGCATTTTTGTGACAGAAGTTGTCGCAGATAGTGTTCAATTTTTAGAACCTAAATCTCAACAAAGTAAACCGCAGCAAGCACAAGCTAAAGATAATCCGTTTGCTAATGGTGGTGCAGATATTTCTGAAGATTCGTTACCGTTCTAAAAGGACTGATTAAATGGCTCAAATTAAATCGTACATCCAACAAGATGACGGCACAATAACTGCTGTCATCACTGGATTAACTTTAGAAAATAAAGACTTCTTACTGTTAGATAACGGACTAGAAGTCGAATGCGACGTAATCGTGAGCGATCCATACAAGATAACAGACAAGCAACGTAGGAAAGTGTTCGCAATGGTGCGAGATATATTCAATTACTATGGGCAACCGATGGATTATTTAAGGTATATGTTCCAGAAGCAACTGGAGTTCTTACACGGCTATGAACCTATCTCATTAAGCAACTGCAGTAGACGACAAGCCAGTGAATTAATCGAGTTGATACTTGATTTTATATTCGCAAATAACATACCTATTCACAAGGCCACTAGCGACCTTATGACCAACGATAAGTATTTTATATATAAATCTACCATAAATAGAATATGTGTTGTCTGTGGGGCTAAGAATGCCGATTTAGCACATTATCAAGCAGTGGGTAGAGGACGCAACAGAAATAAGATAGACCATTATGGAAATAAAGTGTTAGCACTGTGTAGAAACCATCATACAGAGCAGCATCAAATAGGAATGGACAGTTTTAACAAGCTACATCATTTAGAAAATTCGTGGGTAGATGTGGACGAAAAATTAAACAGCATGTTACGAGGTGAAAAAAATGACTTTAGGTAAAGTGATAAAAAATCATAGATTAAGTAAAGGTGAAACACAAACAGAATATGGCAAAAGGTTTGGTGCTGTTAAATCGTTAATCTCGCATTGGGAACAGGATTTAAATAAACCAAATCCAAGAAGATTAAAGATGATTGCAGATGATATGGAGATAACCGTTACTGAATTATTAGAAGGTGAGAGAAATGACTGAAGTATCTTGGATTAAGTTAAAAGTCGGAATGTTCGATGATAGCAAAATTAAGTACATCGAAGCTTTGCCAGAAAGAGATACGATCATAACGATTTGGGTTAAGTTATTAACTTTAGCTGGCAAGTACAACGAACAAGGTTACATCATGTTATCGGAAAACTTACCTTATAACGAAGAAATGTTAGCAAACGAATTTAACAGGCCGCTTAATTCAATCAGATTAGCATTACAAACCTTTGAAACATTAGGTATGACGGAGATTGTTCAAGGTGTAATCAAAATATCTAACTGGGAAAAGCACCAAAACATTGAAGGTTTAGAAAAAATAAGGAAACAAACACGTGAAAGAGTACGCAAACATAGAGAACAAAAGCAATTAGAAGCAAGTAACGTTAATGTAACGTTACGTAACGCAACAGAAGAAGAATTAGAAGAAGAAAAGAATAGAGAAGAAGATAAGTCTCCTTCTCTTCCTTACAAAAATATTATTAATCATTTAAATGAACAAGCAAATAAAAAATACAAGCATACTACCAATAAAACACAAGGACTCATCAAAGCTAGATTTAACGAAGGATTTAATGAAGATGACTTCATAAGTGTTATTAACAACATGGTTAATGAATGGAAACATGATAGCAAAATGAACAAATACCTAAGACCAGAAACATTATTTGGTACAAAGTTTGAAAGTTATTTAAACCAAACAACAACTATTACAAACAAGAGTGATGGAGATAGTTTCTTTAATCAACTTATCAACGGGGAGGATTAACTAAATGACTATGAACAAAAAAGAAGCTGCAACAATCATGAGTTTAGTTGATTCTGCTTACAATATGGATTTCGCTAAAGACGATTTGAAAGCTAGATTATGGGTTGAACAACTTACTAAGTATGGTGATTACGATAGATCATTGCATAAGACAAAAAAATATATACGTGAACATAAATTCAAACCTACTGTATCTGAAATCATGGACAGTAAACCTAAACAATCAAATGACGTCGTAATACCAGAAGAAGAAACTCACGAGTACAGAATGAAACACGATCCTGAGTATGCTAAGAATCGTGAAAAGTTAAAGCAACAGTGGGAGAAAATGAAACAAGAATGGATGAGTGAAGATGACTAACATAAATGTATTAAGCACTGAAGAGGCCATTGTTTCCAATCTTATGCGTAATCCAGACTTGTTAGGAAAATTGAAACTTAAACCACAAATGTTCACAGACAATAAAATTCAAGGGTTTATCCAATATGTAATGGACAACGGAAAAGTTGATGTAAACCAAATTTATTACAAAAGTCGTGAGGATAAGAATTTTATATCTACAAAACGATTAGGTGATATATACAATTCGGACGGCACATCTAAAGTTTTCTTCATGCAGGACCAAATGAACTTGCTAGAAAATTATGTGATAAGAGAAGCTGCACAACAGACATCTGAATATCAATCAATGCCTAACCGTACAAACTTTAAGTATCTGATAGAACAGTTGCAAGAATTGGACAACATGACAATTGATAAAGATAATCCTACTGATAATTACTTGATGGAAGTCATGGACAACATACTAAGCGATAAGCCAAAACAGTTTATCAAGACTGGTATTAATTCGGTAGATAACAGAATTATGGGATTTGAGGCTGGACAGTTAAATGTGTTAGCTGGTAGGCCTTCAACCGGAAAGACCTCACTAGCATTGAACATCATGTGGAACATTGTTTTAAAAGGTTATCCTACTACGTTCTTTAGTTTGGAAACTGGTGGTAATAACATTGTTGAGCGTTTGGTATCAAGCATAACAAATATTCCATTGCACAAAGTTAAACAAGCTGATGGCATAAGTGATAAAGAAACAAGCCACATCATGACTGCAATAGATCAGATTAAAAAGCATAACAACTTACGCATAGAAGATACAGCACAAATTACACCACAAGATGTGAGAGAAAGGGCAATGGCCCAATCAGATTTACCACACGTAATATTCATCGATTACTTAACGTTGATGCAACCAGATATACCACAACGTGATAGACGACTAGAAGTAGAAAAAATATCACGTGACTTGAAAATTATCGCTAAAGAAACAGGCAGTGTAATCATAGCGCTATCACAATTAAGTCGTGGTGTTGAATCAAGACAGGATAAACGACCAATGATGAGCGATTTAAGAGAAGCTGGTGGCATTGAACAAGACGCCAATATGATTTTCCTATTATATCGTGATGATTATTACGATAAAGATCTAGTGGATAACGACACAGGCAAATCTGATATAGAGTTTATCATCGCTAAAAATAAAGACGGTGAAACAGGAACAGTCGGATTAGAATTTTATAAAAAATCACAGAGGTTTTACGGATGAAAATAGCAGAGTTCCAGCAATTGCTTGGACACCTTTACAGAGACACATACAAAGGCGATACGCTCATTCAACGCAATTTGCTTGAGTTAGGTTGGGCAACCGAAAGATTGCTTGTGAGTGGACGCATAACGCCGTTTGATGTGTATGAAGAAAAGAAGGACGTTATTTTTGAAGAAATGGAGTGGTCGGATAGATGGAAGTAACTGAAAAGTATTTTCTTTATAGAGCAGATGGAACAGAAGAAATAGAAGTAGAGAAACTTGATAAAGATAAGAATATAGTTAGAACGCTAACAGGCGCTCATTTTAGCGAAGAAAGTAAAAAGATGACTGATAGTGAGGTAAAACGTTTTAAAGGCGTGTACGGGCTTCTATATGAGAATGAACTAGGATTACAAACAACAATATTTGATTTGTAGGAGTGACGGAATGAGTAAATACAACGCTAAGAAAGTCGAGTACAAAGGGATTGTATTCGATAGCACAGTAGAGTGTGAATATTACCGATATTTAGAAAGCAGATTGCATATAGATGGTTATGACTACATAGAATTACAACCAAGATATGAGTTGATACCTAAATTTGGGAAACAACGAAAGTCGGAATACATTGCAGATTTTGCACTATGGAATGAAGGCAAGTTAATCGAAGTCATAGACGTCAAAGGAATGGCCACAGAAACAGCTAAATTGAAAGCAAAGATATTCCGATACAAATACCAAGATGTGAAGCTAACGTGGATATGTAAAGCACCTAAATACACAGGTAAGCAATGGATAACTTATGAAGATTTAATTAAAGCTAGACGAGAACGTAAGAAAGCGAAGTGACCTAAATGAATGAAGAAACAGCGACTATTCGCTATAAAGTCTATGTTGAAAAGCAAGTGTATGTTAATCACGACGACGACGATAATACTGCAGCTGATAAGATACACGATCAGATGTGGACGAATAAAGAAGATTACATGGACGCAAAACCATTAGAATTTGACGACGTAAAAATTATAGATAGGGGTTATTGAGATGAGATTAAAACGTGCGAAAGATAAGCAAGGTGAAATTTGTTTCTTGATTATAGATGGAGACAAAGAATTATTAGTGCCAGTTGAAGATTATAAAGAAGCTGTGATGGCTGGAATAAGCAACGGTACGATTAAGAAGCAGATTGTAAAAGGCAAGAGACACTTCCGTAAATACATTCGAGATTACGAAGTTCAAAAAGGATTAGCTAGATTAAAGCGTGAGGACAGAGAACGTGAAGAACGCAAGCAAGCATTAGCGGAAGAAAAACAACGTAAGGAACAGGAACGACTGCAAATGATTGAGGATGCGAAATGTAGTAGTAAGTGGTTTCAGGAATTATCTAAAAATAATTTAGTAGCAAAACTTAAAACAGATAAATATGGCAATCAACAATTAGTATAGGAGTGAATAAAAATGCCAAGTGGACGTCCACACATGTATGAATATGTTGTTTATAAAGGCGACGAAGTGATTTGTGCCGGTACTAGACAAGAAATACAAGCGAAGATGAATATTACAGAAGGTACATTTGCTCGAATGGCAAGTTCTCTAACTAAAAGAGAAGCTGGGCCAAATCAAATAGTAGTTGAAAAAGTGAGTATCAAAGAAATAGAAGCAGAGGCGGTGCGTTAGATGAACATCAGTGATTTAAAAATTGGTAACTACGTTGTTGTGAATGACTTGGGTGCAAGTAAATATAGCAGTGGCATGCGTGTGATAGGTAAAGTGGTTACTGTTGATCCTTGCGGTAACTCTGTAATTATCGAATCGCTATCTAAACACAAATATGAAATCACAGACTTCAACGATTTTGAGTTGTGGAGTAAGCAGATAGAAAATAAGACGGAGCGTATGGGATTGGATAAACAATCCAATGATTTACAACAACGTAAACGTAAGGATAACGTCAACAGTCCTTCACATTATAACTTTGGTGATATAGAAGTGATAGATTTCATAGAGCAGGTAACGAAACACTACAATCCTAACGTAGCTTATCACATTGGTAATGCTATTAAGTATCTTAGTAGATCACCGCACAAGAATGGCAAAGAAGATATACAAAAAGCTAAATGGTATATCGAACGTGCATTTGAGAATTGGGATGTGAAGTAGATGACAGATGTTTTAACTAAGATTAATAACTTACTAGGCATAAAAGAGAGTTACAAAGCACCAGACAGATTGATGGAAATATTGTACATGGACAAAACAGAACGCGATAAGTATTTCATGGATTTCTTGAATGCATTCGATAAAGATGTAACTTATGACTGGTTTCACGATTACTTCCAAGATGAACACGCTGATAGAAAAAATCAAAAACAAGATTTCACACCTCAATCGGTTAGTAGTTTGTTAAGCCAAATGGTCGGAACAGAAGGTAACACTTACTATGAACCAGCAGCAGGTACAGGTGGGATATTAATCGAACGTTGGAATCAGGATAGAATGAAGCACAGTCCATTTGATTATGAACCTAGAGATTATTACTATACTGCAGAAGAATTGTCAGATAGAGCAATACCTTTTCTATTATTCAATATGTTGATTAGAGGTATGAACGGAAATGTTGTCCAGTGTGATGTACTGACCAGAGAGTCAACAGGAGCTTTCTTCATACAAAATGATGCGAATGATTTTATGGGTTTCTCAAGTTTAAACCTACTACCTTATAACGAAGATACGGAAACAGAATTCAATATAAAATTTGTAGATGAGAAATACAAACCGATTAAACAGACAGAAAAAATACCTGAATGGTTGCTTGCCGATATCGAGATAGCAGAGTTACAGTCATGATTCTATCCGACACTATCAAAGTTAAATACAAAATTGATACGAAAGACAGAAACACTGTCGAAATGGCAAAGTTACTAAAAGATTATGGAGTTAAAGGATTCTTATACTCTATCAATACACGTAGCATTGTCATGGCAGTGTTACCAGAGGACAAGGAACATAACAGGAAAGTGTTAAATGGGATAAAGGAGTGCTAATTATGAATTCAGAAACGAAATTACATGTCAGCGTTATGGATGCAAGGTTGAAGAAAGTAAAAAAGCAACACGACCAATACAAAAAAGCATATCAGCACTGTGTGGATGATTTAATCGTCTTGCGTGCAAATAAAAAACGATTGGAACGAGAGAATGCAGAACAACTCGCATTACTGAAACAGTTTAGAAAGCTCATAGATTATAAATTAACACTGCATCAAGGCAGTTCAATGTATAGAGAATATCGAAGTAAGTTAGATCAGTTGGGGGTTAAGTAGATGGCGTATGAGTATGAAAGTAAACTACTTGATTATGCTAGCGATAGCAAAACATATGAAGAATATAAAGCAATGTCACAAGAACTACAAGAAGTCTATCGCAAAGCAAAAGCTTGGGACAGGATGCATGAGTTGTTGATAGATAAAGACATACCGTGCAAAGATTTTGATGATGAGATGTATGAATTGCTAAAGAAAACAGGCAAGACAGATATAAGAATTATTACTGACTCAAATATAGATTTGGAGGACAAACAAAATGACTAACACAATTACAGTAGATCAGTTAAAAGAATTATTACAAATACAAAAGGATTTTGACAGTAGAATACCAACACTTAATTTACAGGATAGCAAAGTAGCATATGTGGTTGAGTTCTTTGAATGGTTTAACACATTAGAAACGTTTAAGAATTGGAAAAAGAATCCAGGTAAACCGTTAGATGTACAGTTAGATGAATTGGCAGATATGTTGGCGTTTGGATTGAGTGTTGCGAATCAACAAGCAGAAGATATGGAAGAAATCCTTGAATATGTTGATGATGGTATTTTCTATGAATACCTAGAAAGAGTAGAAATAAACTTTAACGACAGAGATGTGGTTGATGAATTCATGTCAGATATAGATGAAATATATGATGGTTGGTACGCTAACAATTTATTCTTACCATTTGCAATTGCTAATAATTACTACACTATCGACCAACTAATCACAGCATACAAAAAGAAAATGGAGCGTAATCATGCAAGACAAGATGGAACAGCAGACACAGACAAAGGCTACATCTGATAAAGACATCGTTGAACGTGTACGAATAATATTAGGCAAGGAGTGATGACATGCAATTTCTAGTACGCAAAACAACCCACACAACAGGTGAAGTATTCTTTGATGTAACCAGAGCTAAGGAAAATGAAGAATTCGTTGTGGTGGAAGCAGAGAGTAAGGAAGAGGCGAAAGAGAAGGTTAAGAAACCTAAAGGATTATTGGAAGTAGTACCATCTAGTTTTAATAACGGCCCTATTAGTAGAGCGTTAAAAGCTGGTATGTATAGAAAGGACAGTGACCAATGAAACAAATACTCAAACTATTATTAACACTTGCACTCTATGAACTAAGTAAAGAGATCACGTACGAAATCATTTGTCGCATGCAGGCAAAGGATATGGTACCTAAAGATTATGAGGAGAATAAATGATGTGGATAATAACAACAATCGTGTTAGGTTGTATTGCGACACTCACGCTTATATACAATGCCATCAAAGACGCAAAGATAAACGCGTTAGAGTATGAAGTCGGTTATCTGTTATACACAATATTTGAAAATAATTTGCCTAAGAGTGATCTGGATGATGAAGATATACGCAAGATTAAAGATGAGTTAGATAAACGTATGAAGTAGGTGGATAGAATGGACGAAAGCGTAAATGAGTACGTTAAGAAAATCAGAATGCAAAAAGGTGTTACGCAGTCATTGCTTTCAAAGCAAACAGGTATAAGCTTATCGCTTATATCAAAATTTGATAATAGTAAATGTAATATTTCTGAATCTAAACTATCTAAAATAATTATGATGCTTTCAAGTGATGATGATGAATTCAAAAAACATAGTCAATTAATATACGAATCATTTGGATTGCAGCTATCTAATTCGTATTCAAGTTATGGCTTGGCCACTTATGATTTCAACGACATAGATAAATTAGCAAAAACTTTCACATATGGTAACAAGCCGCTATATGATTCGGACATAACGGCGATTAAACAAATAGCTAAAACACTGGCATATAAAAATTAATTGGGAGGTATCATATGAATTTAGGTAAGGAAGATTTGCCTAAGCTAGAACAGCTTTGGATAAAGTATGATGAAATGAAAGGGCAGTTAGCATATAGAAGATATGAAGTATTATACCAACCGCAAGATACGAATATAGGTGGAGGCAAATCAAACATCGTTAGTAGTCCAGTAGAGAGCGAGATTATCAAGTTACATAAAGACAAGACATATAGGAACTTGAGTGAAACCATCACAGCTATTGATGATGTATACCGTAACGCTACACCAGAACAGAAAGCAGTCATCGATTATAGATACTGGGATAAAGATGAACTGGTATACGAGTGGGAGGATATTGCACACGAGCTAACTAAACAACGAACGGATGACAAAATAATTAGTAGGTATGCCGTTATTAGAATACGCAATAAGGTAATGCAAGAAACAGCTAAGCGTATTGGATGGATAAACTTCTAATCGCACTTTGCGGTTTGTAGATGTGCGCCTTGTCAATAAGGTATATTGGTACTATAGGAAATCTGGATGGTAGCTTTAGAGGTGAAGTTATTATTCAGTAGGTATGTAAACTTAATACTATATTATATGAGGCACGTTACTTTTGTAGCGTGTCTTTTTGTATGCACCTAATCTTAATGACCCACACAATAAGGACACACATATTAAAGGACACTACTTATTAAGGTGGGGATTAAAGGTCATACTTATTAAGGTCACATACTTTAAGGTCATTGCTTAGACATTGAGTGTATGACAGACAGAACAATGAACATTCATTTATATATATTAAAAGGTTTCATTAGTTCAAAAGATTAATTGAAACATTAAATCATAATTAGAATATAAAGTTTGTTTGTTGTTTTAACAATTGAATATTAAAAGAATTGT